TGACGGTATTGGTATTGGTGAATTTGATATGTATTTGAGGTTTCAGCCAGGATACTTAACTATTATTACGGGGATACCAGGTCATGGTAAATCAGAGTTTCTTGATTTTTTATTGTGCCGTTTAAACATTTCAAATGGTTGGAAGTTTGGCTTATACTCTCCTGAAAATCACCCTCTTGAACTACATTTTAGTAAATTTGCTGAAAAGATAATTGGTAAACCATTTGAAGGTAATGGCAAAATGAGCCCAATAGACTTAAATAATATGATCGATTACCATTCAAAAAACTTCTATTTCATTAATCCTGAAGAGAATTTCACATCAAAAAACATATTGGATTATGTTAAAATACTCATCAGAAAGCACGGGATAAAAGGATTTGTTATTGATGCGTGGAACAAATTAGATCACCAATATACTACGACTGAAACAAAATACATAAGCGAGGAACTGGATAGAATAGTAATGTTTTGCGAAAAAAACGGAGTTCATTGTTTCTTAGTCGCTCACCCAACAAAGATCCAAAAGGATAAACAAAGTGGACTTTATGAAGTGCCAAACCTTTATTCAATATCTGGATCTGCTAACTTTTACAACAAGACTGCAAATGGCATAACCGTTTATCGAAACTTTGAAAACTTCCAGACTGAAGTATACATCCAAAAAGTTAAATTTAAACATTGGGGCCAAACAGGATGTGTTCATTTTGGATGGGATAAAACAAATGGTAGGTATTATAGAGGCCAGCCAACTTATGACAGTTGGATTAATTCAATTGAACCTGAAAAAACAATCCAGGATAACACAGACTTCCTACTACAGGGATCTGACATAATAACTCAAAACGACACAGATGAAGCATTTTAACAATTCAAAAAAACATTTGCTAGTTTGGCGGGGAATGTGTAGTTTCGTAAACTAAAATAGTTTAAATTAGTATGGCAAAGGCAAAGGGAAGCGAAAAGATTGGGGGAAGGACTAAAGGCACTCCTAATAAGCTAACAGCTACTGTAAAAGAGGTGTTTCAAGACACTTTTAATGAATTGCAGAAAGACCCAAAGGCAAAGTTACAGGCATGGGCTAAAGAAAACCCTACCGAATTTTATAAACTGTGCAGTAAAATGATACCAGCAGCAGTTGAAATGAAGGCAGATATTTCAACAGTTGAGCAAGTATTTAAAATTGGTGATATAGAAATTAAATTGTAAAAAAAATTAAGGGTTCCGGTAAATCCAGCGTTAGAAAGGATTTGAAGCCTTTGCCCTTAATAAGGGGGCTGGTAAAATAGAAGTGCGATAGGAAGAGATAATATGGATCGCCTTAACGTGTAACTCGATGCCAGCCTTTAAAATTAAAACAAACCATGAAAACACTATTAACATTATCACTTCTTGCAATTTTAGTAAGTTGCAAAAAAACGGAAACAAGGCCATTTAATAAAATCTCAATTGAGGTAAATGGGGATGAAAGTAATAAATACCTGTCAGTAATTGTTGACGGTAAACGATTCGATAAGGCTTTTACAACCCATTTCGATACTATTTTTCCAGTTACAACCGGTAATTACAACGTTTACTCTTATTACAAACAGAGAATCTCATTTGTTGATACAATTACAGATGTTAAAGTAAATTTAAGGTAATAGGCATTATAAAATGCAAAAAGAAGTCCTTTTTGACCCATTCAAAAAACAGATAGAATTTTTAGAAGCTATATTTAGTGGCTTATATAATTTTATCATGTATGGAGGGGCTATTAGGGGTGGTAAGACGTTTGCAGGTCTTGGGGCGCTACTACTACTATCTAAAATTTATCCTGGATCTAAATGGGTTGTTATAAGGGATAGTTTACAGACCTTAAAGCGTACCACAATACCATCTTTTTTTAAGATTTGCCCAACATCATTTGTTAAATCTTACAATCAGGAAACCCAAACCGTTACATTTAGCAATGGAAGCCAAATTATTTTTTTTGGTGAAAACTTTGCGGATGATAAGGAATTAAACCGGATGAAGGGACTAGAGTGTAATGGATTTCTATTTGAGGAAATTAACGAATGCCAGCAAAAAACGTTTTATAAGGCTATTGAGAGGGCTGGTTCCCATATTATACCAGGTGATAAAAAGCAGCCAAAGCCTCTAATTTTAGCAACCTGCAATCCAGCTAATAATTGGGTAAAAGAATTGGTTTACAATAAGTGGAAAACCGACACAATGCCTAAAAATTGGCTTTATATCCCATCAAAAATAACTGATAACCCATTTATACCAGTCGAATACTTAGAGTCGCTTAAATCAATGCCCCGTTATGAATATGAGGTGTTTGTGGAAGGAAATTGGGATCTGCAAGAACGTACTGGAGCAGAATTTTACAAATACTTCAGCTTAGATGGTCATGTTACCACTTGTTACTATAATCCTAACTTACCCCTACATATTAGCGTAGATGAGAACGTTTGGCCTTACTTTCCAATGGGCGTTTTTCAAATTAGTGAAAAAGATATTAGAATGATTGATGAGATTTTAGCTGTTAATCCAAAAAACACAGTTAAAGGGCTTTGCGATGAGTTTAAGTTTAGATATAAACACCATGAAGCTGGATTGTTTATTTACGGGGATGCTACGAGCCAAAAAGAAGACGTTAAACAGCAAAAAGGACATAATTTGTTTAGGCTTATCGAGATAGAGTTGGCAAAATACAGGCCTATTATGAGAGTCGCAAAATCAAATCCAAGTGTTAAAACTCGTGGAGAATTTTTTAATACAGTTTTATTTAGTAATTTTATGGGCATTAGTTTTTGTATTGATCCAAAATGTACTAATGCAATCAGTGACTTCTCAAATACCAAAGAGGCTAGTGATGGGGGAAAAGATAAGACGAAAGTAAAAGATGTTAAAAGTGGCGTCAGTTATCAGCCTTTTGGGCACATTAGTGATTTAACAGATTATATGATTTGCGAGGCTTTTAAAAATGAATACCAAAGTTTTTTAAGGGGTGATGTAACGCAGTATGTACGCAAAATGGGAACAAATTTAATTAACGAAAAACACAGGATGTAATGCAAATAACAGAGGTAAGAGAAACAATAGATGGTGATCCATGTATCACTTTCTACATTTACAGGCCAAAGAGTAATAAAAAGTACTACACAGATACGTTTGTGTTGACGCCAAATCTTAATAAGCTAAAGATTAAGCGTAATTTGATTAAGCAAGTTTCCAGGATCGAGGCAGAAAATAAAGGAATAGTTATTCAAATGAGACCACTTTTTGCAAGACCTAGTGTAAATTAATATATTAATAAACTCAAACCCAACAAAAATGAATATAGTATTACAAGAAAAACCAAATGAGTTTTTCGAAAAAATGGAAAACTTTTTACAACAATCAGTATTTGAAGTGATGGCTGAAATGCCTTACCCAAACAGAAATAGTTTAAAAATTTATATTCCTGAATATATTATAAGTATGTATGAGCATTATAGATTCAACCACAACCCATCAGGCGATTTAAGAATTCTTGGAATTGAAGTCATTCATAATTACGAAAACAGCATTGTTGTTTGCCATAAAGACGCCTTACTTTACAATAAACCTTCCGCAATTAAACGAATGACATTTTAAAATTAGTGTGACAAAAAACCAATAATTAGTGGCACAATGCTAATTTTGCTTTTATGCCACGCTTATTACGAGATAGAGACTATTTAAGGACAATCCAAACAGATAATTTAGATCAAATTACTGAAGGAAATAGGCAGATTATGCTTGATGTAGAACAGGTTGGGCAGGCTGAAATGATCAGCTATTTAGCGCAACGGTACTACATCCCTCAAATATTCACTAATACATCCGTTTATTCAAATGCTGCTGTTTATGGAGCCAGGGACTTAGTAGAATACACTGAACCTGCCTACAGTATCTCTACAACCTACGCAACAGGTCAGAGAATAACCATTAATGATAAGATTTACGAATCAATAGCCGGTAGCGCTCCAGGGGCATTTAATTCAAATCAATGGACTTACATAGCTGATGATTTAAGCCTATACTACATTACATTACCTTTCCCGGAATACAACCCGTTAACCAGTTATATTGTAGGAAACCAACTGTGGTACAATGGATCTGTTTATACGGTTTTACAACCGGTTAAAAACCTCCAGCCTGATTTATATCCATATTACTATGGCACTGGTGTTCCTTATACAGT